GTTGCGAATGATGATGTTGCTGGTATAAATGTTATACTAGTTGCTGCACTTGCTGTTGTTGCGAATGATGCAGATGTTGCGGTGGTTGCACTACCTGTTAATGAACCAGTAAATCCACCATTTAATACATTTACACTACCAGTAATACTAAGTGCACCCGATACTGCCATTGACCCATTGAAGGTCATTGTGTCTGCGGTCGTGGTTAACGAACCACTAATTACTTGATTACCAACAAATGTATTTGAACCAGTGGTTGCTAACGCACCAATACCAGTAGTATTTTGTACTACTACTTGTGCAGAACTACTGACTATTCCAGCGTTGTAATTTACTGATGACCAAACAATTTGTGCAGACGATGTGACCCATCCTGGATATTGTGCAGATGCGGATACAGAACCACCAGGTAATAATGCTTTAACTTGTGCCGACGATGATACTGTACTTGCTGGTAGTAATGGTGCTACTTGTGCCGAAGATGAGACAATACCTGCGTTATAATTTACAGATGACCAAACAACTTGTGTTGAACTTGTAACCCAACCAGGATATTGTGCTGATGAAGATACTGAACCATCTGGTAGATATGCCTTGACTTGTGCACTACTTGATGGGACACCTGCAAGTTGTGATTGAATTGTTGAATTGATTGCATATGAACTTGTTGCTGCGTTCAGTGCGTTAATTGATACATCTTGTAAGTCATTCTTGGTTGCGATAGAAGAACTAAAGGTTGAGTATCCAGTAGTTGCGGTAATATCAATTTGACTTGATGCTGTGACCCATCCTGGATATTGGGTGGATGAACTTACAGTACCACCAGGTAATAATGGTTGAACTTGTGCAGATGATGATACCGTACCAGTTAATTTATTTTGAATATTATTATAATCAATTTGACTTGATGCGGTCACCCATCCTGGATATTGAGCTGATGCGGATAAGGTTCCACCAGGTAACAATGGTTGAACTTGTGTAGAACTACTGACTACACCAGATAATTTATTTTGTATTGAATCGTAATCAATTTGTGCGGATTGCGAAACTAATCCAATAAATGACCCACTAATATTTCCACCTAAGACACGAATAGAACCCGTGACGCTCATCACATCGTCATTTGTGTCACCAAACTTGGTTGAACCACTTTCATAAATTACAGAAGATGATACATATTCCGTATTAATTTCTTGAGCAGTTAATGTTCCTTCTACACGTAAGTTATTTGGGAAGTAAAATGAAGAATTACTAAAGGTAACACCAGTGATAGCATTCAGTTGAACTTGACCAGAACTTGATATGGTGTCTGCTGGTAACAGTGGTAGTATTTGTGTTGATGATGAAACTACACCACTTAACTTATTTGTGATAGAGTTATAGTCAATTTGACTTGATGCGGTTACCCATCCAGGATACTGTGCTGATGAACTAATTGTTCCGTCTGGAAGTAGTGGTTTGACTTGCGAAGAGCTACTGACAACACCCGTTAGTTTATTAGTAATATTGTTATAATCAATTTGACTTGATGCTGTGACCCATCCTGGGTATTGTGCTGATGCGGATACCGTTCCATCAGGTAAAAATGCCTTAACTTGTGTGGAACTACTGACTATATCTAATGGTTTGTTTGCTAGTGAATTCCAATCACTTGCTGCACCTGCAACGTAACTTGCTGTTACTGCGAATGATGCTGTTGCTGGTGTAAATGTAATACTAGTTGCAGCGCTTGCAGTAGTTGCGAATGATGCGGAAGTATTTGATAGCTGATTAAATTGTGTTGAACTACTAATAACACCTGTTAATTTATTTTGTATTGAGTTGTAATCAATTTGACTTGATGCGGTGACCCATCCTGGGTATTGTGCCGAAGAACTTACTGTACCATCAGGAATATTTTGACCAGCGTTTAATGCAAATGATGCAGTAGTTGCAAACGACGCGGTTGTTGGTGTAAATGTAATACTAGTTGCAGCACTTGCAGTAGTTGCAAATGATGCTGTAGTTGCTGTAGTTGCGTTACCAAGTAATGAACCCGTAAGAGAACCAGTAAGTGGTCCTGGTGATGCGGTTGCTGGGTCTGATCCTGACGGAATTACTGCTAATGCTCCATTAACAATACTTACTGCCTTGTCGCCAAGATAAATGGTAGAACCCGATAAGTAAATGCTTCTAAACTTATTACTTGCACTACCTAAATCATATTGTTGGTCAGCCGTTGGTATAATATGACCACCGACATTGACTCCTGCGGTGGTGGTCAATGAACCACTAATTACTTGATTACCAACAAATGTATTTGAACCCGTGGTTGCTAATGCACCGATACCAGTGGTATTTTGCACCACGATTTGTGACGATGCGGTGACCCATCCTGGATATTGTGCCGAACTTGATACGGTATCTGCTGGAAGGAATGCCTTAACTTGGGTAGAACTACTTACTAAATTTGCAGTTAATGCCGATGTTGCTAAGCTTGCAGTTCCTAATAATGAACCAGTAATTCCACCAATATCACCGTCATTAATTAATCGTAATGAACCAGTAATAATTGCAGACCCACTGAATGGAAATCCAACTCCAGATCCAGCGTTTAATGCAAATGAAGATGTGGTCGCAAATGATGCTGTTGATGGAATAAAGGTTATACTAGTTGCTGCACTTGCGGTAGTTGCGAATGATGCAGAAGTACCAATTAATGCATTAAATTGTGCTGAGGATGATATTACACCACTCAATTTATTAGTAATTGCGTTATAGTCGATTTGTGAAGAACTGGTGACCCATCCTGGGTATTGTGCTGAACTACTAACCAATCCTGCTATATTTGGACCTGCAGGACCTGTTGCACCTTGTGGACCTGCTGCACCTGCCAAACTTACTTGCCACGATGCATATGTTCCCGAACCCGTTGCTGTGGTGATATTTGCAACTAATTGACCTGTACCACTATTATAGGAGGTAACCGTACCTTCCATTTTATTACTATCATCAAATGCAATAATAATAGATTGACCAATACTGTACGCTAGTCCAGTTGCAACAGTAAGTGTCTTACTACCAGTACCAATTGAAAGTGATGTACTACTTACGGTAGAATAAATATCACCAGGTAAACCAGTAGCACCAGTTGGACCTGTGGTGCCTTGTGGTCCAGTTGAACCTGTAACACCTGTTGGTCCTGTAACGCCTGTTGGTCCTGTAACGCCTGTTGGTCCCGTGACACCTGTTGGACCTGTACTACCTGTTGGTCCTGATGGTCCTTCTATACCTGTTGGTCCTGTAACACCTGTTGGACCTGTGCTGCCTGTTGGACCTGTTGGACCTGTACTACCTGTTGGACCTGTTGATCCTTCAGGACCAGTTGGACCTGTGCTGCCTGTTGGACCTGTTGGGCCTGTTATACCTTGCACACCTGTTGGACCTGTGGTACCTTGTGGTCCAGTAGGGCCTGTGGTACCTTGTGGGCCTGTTGGGCCTGTTATACCTGTAGGCCCTGTACTACCTGTAACACCTTGTGGGCCTTCTATACCTGTAGGCCCTGTAGTGCCTGTTGGGCCTGTGCTGCCTGTTGGGCCTGTTGAACCCTCAGGACCAGTAGGGCCTGTGATACCTGTTGGTCCTGTACTACCTGTAACGCCTTGCGGTCCTATTGGGCCTGTGCTACCTGTTGGACCTTCTATACCTGTTGGTCCTGTTGAACCCGTAACACCTTGGACACCAGTTGGTCCAGTAGGGCCTGTGGTTCCTTGTGGACCTGTTGGACCAGTAGAACCAGATGGTCCTAATACGTCACCAACGTCATTCCACGAAGTTCCATTATATACCCATAAATCTTTTCCAATAATATATGCTGAACCAGTTGGCGCCGATGGAGGAAGGCTGCCCGTATCTGGTAAACTACCACTAATATTTAATCCAGGACCGATTGGACCTGTTGCACCTGTTGGTCCTGTAACACCTGTTGGTCCCGTTGTGCCTTGTGGACCTGTTGCACCTGTTGGTCCTGTGACACCCGTTGGACCAGTGGTACCTTGTAGGCCTGTTGCACCTGTATCACCTGTAATACCTGTTGGTCCACTTGGTCCTGTTGGGCCTGTTGGACCTGATGGTCCTGTGATACCTTGTGGCCCTGTTTCACCAATTGGGCCTGTGCTACCTGTTGGGCCTGACGGACCTGTTAAACCTTGTATACCTTGTATACCTGTTGCTCCAGTTGGACCTTCAGGACCTGTTGGACCTGTAGTTCCTTGTGGTCCAGTGCTACCAGTGACACCACTTGGGCCTATAGGACCGCTTGCTCCAGTTGGGCCTGTAGTACCTTGGACACCTGTACTACCTGTTGGGCCACTTGCACCAGTTGGACCTGTAATACCAGTTGGGCCTGTGGTGCCTTGGTTACCTTGTGCACCAGTTGGTCCTGTGGTACCTTGTGCACCAGTTGCACCAGTTGGGCCACTTGCACCTGTTGGTCCTGTAACGCCTGTTGGTCCCGTGACACCTGTTGGTCCTGTTGCACCACCTGGAGAACCTGCAACACCTGTAGAACCACGTGGTCCAGTTGGACCAGTTGGCCCTGTTGACCCTGTTCCACCACCTCCACCACCTGCTTGTGCATTTAATGCAAAACTTGCGGTTAACGCATAAGAAGAACTTACTGCGGAATCAGCGACATTTAAAAATGACCCCGACCCTCCTAAGTTTCTAACAACTACGTCTGGTTTTTGTATAACAACAGTAATATCTGGTAAGCTCATCTTTTATCTCGTTGCAGCTGGACTAACGTTGAGTGGTCCTTCTAAAATACGACGATTGACTGGTGTGCCCGAGCCACTACTAATTAAAATATCATACACATATCTACGTTGTGTAAGATTGGATGTTTGATTTTCATCTAATGTAATACGTAAACTACCCGATGTATGGGGTAATACTTTTGCTACATTAAATGATGTAGCAATTTCGTCTGTGGTATAGTTTTCTCGTATTTGACCAGTGATATTATAATGGGTGATATCCAACGGTGTGCCAGATACAGTTTGTAATAACGTTACGAGTACCTCAAATGTTTCACCTTGTCCTACTCGTAATTCTGTTAGTTGTGGCATATTACATATCCAAGTTAAATAAATTCTACACCTCTATATAAGTATCATTTATATCATTACAAATAGATTTTATAAGTAAAAATCCCCTTCGTGGGTATAAAATACCTGCGTCACGAAGGGGATAAATACATCCTAATTTTTTTGGATTAGTAGTTCAATACGCAGTAGTCTGGTTGAATTTCTAATTCAATTGCTACGTTATCACTGGCATCCGACCATTCGAGATCACCAAATGTTGCACGTGTAATTTGTGCTCCCTTGATAATCCATTCTTCCACCTTGTCACCTACTGGGCCTAATACTTGAAGGGTTAAATCCTTCTTGTAGAATTCTGCGTATCCGTCACGACCTGTTACTGATTCGTGGTGGAGACGAACCCATTCCATCACTGCTTGTGCGCCTGATGGTACAACAGGATCGTAAAGAGTCAAGGTTATTGGTTGCCATACAGAAACACCCTTAACGAAACGAACAGTGTTGATGTGTGGAACCTTAATAGTATCTTGACGAATTTCTGGACGGCTAACCTTTCTTACGATGTAAGCTGGTATGCCTTCAATTAACATTAAAAAGCGATTTTTAACCTTTGGTTCGAACGCCGTAAAGAAAATTTCATTTTCGGCTACGATATTATTTGCCATTTGTATCTCCTAACAGATTTCTTATAAATAGTCTATAATCCAAAAATATAACCGATTATGCTCCTGGGAATACTGCACCCGTTGGGAGAATATTGAATTCTAACTTAATGAATTCAGCTGTTTTTGTTGGTTGGAGATACAATTGACCAACCAATAGATTACGGTCGATTACGTCTGGGGTGTTATTGGTTTCGTCCATAATAACACGGAATGCGTATAGACCTGAACGTTCTTGGACATTTGCCAAGAATGGATTTACGATGTTGAGGAAACGACGACGAGTTGCTTCAACATTTTGTTCGAATACGAGGAAACGTGCCGAACTTGCGATAAACTTCTTGACAGTAATAAGGAGACGACGAACGTTTACACGGTCAAGTGCTGATGAGCGGCGTTGAAGTGTCTTTTGTCCCCATACACAGATACCTTGTCCTGGAAACTGTGCAATTGGGTTAACCTTACCTTCGTATAATGCATCACGGTCTGCTTGAGCCAAACGAGTCTTAACTCCTGCTGCTCCTGGAATTCCACCGCGATTTAAACCTGCTGGTGCAAACCATTCTGCTGCTGCGTTATCACTATATGCATATACTTCTGGGAGAACTGCTGATGGTGGGACAAATACAAACTTATTTGTATCTGTGTCCAACACTCTTATCCAAGGATAGTATGCTGCTGCATAATTACTATCAAGTAATGCTGCTGTATTGATTGCTGTAGTAATTGTATCAGTTGCTCCTACAATGTCCATAATATAGAAGCAGTCACCACGTGTTTCACAAACATCCTTTGCATAATTTGCGATATAAGAATGTTGTGAGTATACAACACCAGGTAATACTAACAAATTAATATCAAATGAATCAGGATTTGAAATTGCATCAAGTGCTTTCTTAAATGCACGTGAACCAGCGGTTGTTGAATTACTTAAATCAAATCCTTGGGTATTGGTTGATGTGATACCATCATACATCTTGATTTCACGAGCTGGATTTAACCCATCAAACCCACCTTGGAATGGAACAGTAAACTTCAAGTATGATGCTAATGAAGGTGCTTCCCCGTTAAGATATTCTGCTACTGTATAAGGGTCTCCTGTACCTGGTTCGTATAATTCGTTTGATGCTAAGTTTTCAAGACTAAATTTAGAACCAACACTTACTGAACCACTTGGAAGCGGTGCTAAGAATGATGTATTTGTATTTGGAACATCTGAGAATTGATATCCGTAATATTCATTTGTATTTTGTGTAGCGGTTGTACTATAACCACGTGTACTACCAGAAATCCATGTAGAAATAGTATATGTTGGTGCTGGAAGTGCTGATCCTGAAGTTCCAATTGGTGATCCTAATGCTGCAAATCCAAATGGTAGTGCATCGGTTGATACATTTTCTGATCCGTCTGCCGTTTCAACACGAATATACTTTGAGTTATTTTGGAAATCACCTTGGAAGTAACGTTCACCATTTGCATCTTCTACTGGAGCACTGTTACCAATTCTACGTGCGATATAATTTGCATCACTTGGATTTAATGATAAATTGTCGTATTGTTCTAATACGCTTGGTGCTGCATCAGTATCATTAAAATCACGAACTTGAAGTGTAAATGTACCGTAGTCACCAGCAATTAATGCCTTCTTTGGTCCTACGATAGAAACTTTAACTTGCTTATTTGCAGATGTACCATCACTTAATGTGTGAACTTTAAATAAGTTTTGATTTATACCACCTAATGTTTGTGATTGAACAAAAGGTGTTGATGCAAACTTATATGTTCCGAAGGTACTACCCGTCAAGAACAATGCGTCAGAATTTACTTCTGCTGACAATGATACCGATGCACCACCACTAGTAATTGCTTCTGGGAATATTCCATAAATGTATCCACCCTTTGTTCCTGTTGTTCCGAATCCAAAGAAATTACCAATATATTCACCAGCGGTTGACGTAGAGGACAACGATGATCCTGTGAACAATCCGCCTGCTGTGTTTAATGCGATTGTAAAATTACTTGATGTACCACTACCACTTGCTGCGGTAATATCACTACCAGAAACAGTAGGATGCAAAAGTGCATAAACAAACGAACCACTAGTTCCGTTTGCTTTGATAATTACTGGTGTGTGGTTTACATTACTGTATCCATCCAATCCAAGAACACGAACAACTGTTGCTTGTCCTGATTCACGAAGATAGTTTTTTACAGTAGCACCTAAGAATGACTTACCATCAGGTATACCAAACTTAGCTTCAAAATCACTTGGGCTGGTTACTACAGTTGGGATAAATGCTGGTCCTTTTGGTGTTGGACCAATAAAAGCAC